GATGGCTGAAAAGGTGCAGGCAAACCAGGTATACCAGGATTACCTAAATCAAATATATCTCCACCTGGTACAAATCTAGTAAAGTCCATGTAATAAGGATTACCTTCATCGTCAGGTGCTACAGGAAGTTTTATATTTCTATATGGTAAAAATGGCATACCAAAAAAGCTACCTTGTTTTCTTTCTGGCATCAATGCTCTTTCAGCTTCTTCATCTCCACCACCTACAAGATCACCCATTTGATTTAAACCATAACCTAGTGCTGCATATTTTGCATACTTCCATGGTCTAACTATTGCAGTCTCTGCAAGTATAGGTATGATTCTATAAGTGTATGCTAAGAAAGGAGTGATAGTATTTCTCATCCAGTTGATAGCAGGTGCGTCAATATTGTAATCAATAAATGCTCTTCTTGCATCTAACGCAGCATCAGAGTAAGAAAAACCTTTTGCTATTCTATCTTGGAATACTGATAATCTAAATACTGCATCTTCAAATCTATAAAAATTTGTAAGTTGTGTTAGTATATTTTTATTTAACACATCATCGTATATACCTTTTGCAGCGTTAACTGAATTATTAAATGGGTCTAGTCTGTCATTAAATGCATATGGAAATTTAGAACCTACCTTAATATTTTTTAATTCTTGTGTTACAAAGTCAGCATCAAATACACCATACTTTGTGGCAGCTTCTACTAGTTTAGATTTTTGTATACTAGTCTTACCATTCTTAGTTACAGTTTTACCATGAGTAGTTAAAGCAGTCCATGCTGGTTTTAAATACTTAAACTCTGCATCAATTAAATCATGTAATACAAAGTTACTCATTACATTGTTTACATGTACTGTAGGATTCCATGCAGTCTTAGATACTTTCCAAACAGAATTTAGTTTTCTATATCCAGAATAAAAAGTATTACCTTCTGCTTTTGCATATCTATTAGCAGCTACTAAATTTTTATAAACTTCGTCTGGTACATATTTACCAGCCAAAGCACCATACCTTTGTTTACCATCTGTTTTACTTATAACAGTTACAGGCATCTTTTTGTAATTTTGTCTTTGTGCTACGGGTATTTGTCTTAAACCATCAAAAACATAATCTTGTTTTGATATGTTTTGATAAAATCTATATTGACTTATAGTTTGTGCAAAACCTCTGCCTGTTTCAGCTATAGCAAAAGCCGCATCTTCTATTTCACCTAAGCCTACTCTTTGTGGTTTAGTAAACTCCCATCTAATCTGTACTTCATCATTAGCTTTTAGTTTTCTAAATTCCTTTTGAGATGTACCTAATAGTTCCCAACCTCTATGTCCTTTTATTAATTTTCTTTTACCTTCAGCTTGTCTAAACAAACCAGTTTTTTTATCTAAATCTTGAGTAGTTGTTGTGTATGCTTTTTGTTTTTTATATAATTTATTATATTCATCTTTGGTTATAATAAGTGTAGCACCTCTATTTCTAAGTTCCTCTCCAAATGGTCTGTCTTCTAACTTACCTCTGTATGATCTTTTTAAATATATATCTTTATTTCTTTTAAAAGTAATAGGAGATATAAGACCCATATCTACATACTCTTGTGCTATTTCTGTAATTAAATCTCTTGATTCTTTTTTTAAACCAGTTAAACTTTTTGTTTTAACACTATGTTTAATATCACCTTCAAGCATGTTAAACAATATCTTCTGCTCATCTGGTGATAATTGTAATTTAATTTTATTAGCTAAGAATGAAAATCTCATACCTATATGGTTTGAGAAACCTTGTGCTTCAGCCTTTAACTGTTTAAAGTTACTAGGCATTTTATATCCATCAATAAAATTTCTACCTAAAATATCTCCAACACTTTCAGTAACTTCTATAGCTTCTTCTTCTTTACCAAAAGTTCTTGTAACTTTAATTCTTTTTATTCCACCCAATCCTAATGCACCAGTTAGTGCACCTGTAAATGCAACCCCTAATTTAGTTGTTGTTGGTGCTTCTTCATCAGTAAATGCATAGCTAGTAACACCACCTGTTAGTGCACCACCTGTTTCTGCACCATATTCACCATTAGTAATATAATTTAATGCAGGTTTACCAAATTTATTTTGATAAGGTTTTACTATATTTTCTTGAAAGAATAATCTTGGGCCTCTAAGTAATTTTGTTTTATCTTGAGGCATATCTTTTAGATCTTCTATCTCTACATCTTCTATTTTTCTTCTGTTAAATGCTTCTCTATCTTTTTTGCCTGCCTCATTAGATAGTTTTAATTTATGTAATTGTGCATCTGCTTGTGCTTTTACAGTTGGTTCAAATCCAGGTATACCTAGTGACTCTCTAGTAAATACTTTTTCACCTTTTATTTTTTTACCAACACCTGCAATAATAGGTGATATAATAGTACCACCAATTGCACTAGCTGCAGCTTGCTTTGCTCTAGTATCTAATATAGATTCTTCATCTACATATCCTAATCCACCTACTATACCTGAACTTACAAAACCATACTTAGCTGCTTGATATAATGTTTTTGCTTTTGTTACAGGTATTAACCAACCTGCAGGATCTAATAATGCACTACCAAAATATGCAGCAGCAACCATATAGTTAGTACTACCATCTGGGTCTTGCATAAACTCATATAACTTTTTTTGATCTTCTTTCATTTTTTCAAGATCAAATCCAGCTAATTGTTTTACACCTCTATATGTATCTGTAAATCCTATACCTGCGGCAAACTTAACCTTTTGCCAAAGATTTTTATCACCATCAATATCTTCTTCTTGTGTCTCTGGTTTTAAATCATCAAATAATCCTGGCTTTTCTACGTCAGAGAAATCTATACTCTCACCAGGGTTTCCTTCAGTAGTTAATTTAAACTTCTGCTTCTGCTCATTTGGCATTAAATCATTAAACAGACCTGTATTAACCTGAATATTATCAGGTAGCTTAGGTTGCTTAACCTTTAGATCTTCAAATAATCCAGCCATTTATTATAAATTATAATCACTAATATCATAGCCAGCATCAATTAATCTTTGCTTAACTATTTTAACTTTATCATCATCACCCTCAGACCTAAATTGATTTATTAATTGTTTTGCTTCTACAATATCTGCAGGTAATGATTTTTCAAATGTATAATTATTGTCAGGTAAAAAAGTATTTTTAAAGTAATTATCAAAAGCAAACTGACTTAGTGTTATAGATCTTTTTTGTGGCTCTGGTAAACGTTCATAAGCATCTTTTACAGCAGGAGCAACTCTAACATCACCAGTTAATTCATCTCTAAATAATGCATTAAATTCTGACAATGCTCTATTTCTTATAGGCATTTGATCTTCTCTATCTAAATTTTTAAATACTCTATCTTCACTAGTAGTTCCAAATATTTCTTCAAAACTAGGAAGTTTAGTTGTAGTTGTATCTTCTGCCATTTCTGGTGGCACTGGTGCTACAGCTTGTGTTTCTGCAGGTGCCATAGGTTGTTCTTCAGTAGTATCTCTACCTAACTGGCTCATAAGAGTATTAGTCCCAAAACCATTTTTAGTTAGATTACCCATTACAAATTTTTCTTGATCAGCTATTGAACTAAATCTTTTTTCTTTTCTAGATGAGTATGTTCCGCCTTCTACAGCTTCAAGATATGCCTTTAGTTTATCTCTATTAAAATTATTATTTTCAGATAACATATCATTAATAGTACTAAAATCATTAGCTTGCCCTGTAATGAATCCACTTTGATCAAAGTATTCAGCTACATCATTACCATATATTTTACTAACTTGGTTATATGTATTCTCTCTATTCTTTTCTCTCTTTTGAAATTCTGGTAAAGTATTATTATAAAAGTTTTCTCCCGACTGTCTTATAATATCTTCTTTTAATCTATCATTAGCTTCTGTGTTTGCTATCTTTGCACTCAAATATCCTGTAGCAACTCCTCTTGCCATTCTACCAAAATCTATAGCCATTACTCTTCCTCCTTAGCAGGTGCAGCCATTAGCCCACCTTTTGGTTCAGCTCCAGCATCTTTAGCGATACCCATAGCCATCTTTTCAAATTCGTCTTTACTCTTTTTAATTTTAGAAATAGATTGCATTTGTTTTTCATTTGTTAAATCTTGCATAGACATTCTAAATTTTTTAACATTACCATGAATACCTACAGCTGCAATCATTTTCATTACAGGCTCTGCAATAATAAATGCTACATCGGGTGTCCACTTACCTTCTGTAAATCCTGCAAATATAATTATTCTACCTATAGCTTCTACAGGTATACCTGCATCAAGCATAGCAATAACTTGTTCTGCAAATTCTGGTTGTGATAATTTATCCCAAACATAATCAGCAGCTTCTGATGTATCTGTATATTGTGGTGCATGCTCCCATGGATAGTTTCCTGGCTTGTCAGTTAAACTCTGGCCAGGTACTGGTGCATCGAAAGGATTGTTTTCTGCTTCTCTAAATTTATCCATGTTTCTCCTATGTATATAAATTTCTGTTTCTTAAACCTTTAGTTAATCTGTATTCCCATTCTGCATTTAATGTTTCACCATCAACAGTTTTCATTCTCATACTAGGTGCTTGTGCTTCTCCCATTGCTTGAGTTCTCATTGAATAACTTCCAAGACTAGGTGCTGATACACTTGTATCAACTAATTTAAAATCACCAGCTCCAGGTTTCTTTTCAAATAATCCACCTACTTTAGAACCAATCATTGCACCAATTTTAGATCCTGTTGGCCCACCAACTGCTCCACCAATAGTACTACCTACCCAGGCACCAGCTTTACCTACAGCACCTTTAATTATACTTCCTATACTTCCTAGTTTATCAAACATATATTCTCCTTAACCTGTTAATAAATCAAATCCAAACTTACCAATCATTTGATACATTGCATCTTTAGATGCTTGATCTTGTAAGTCTACAGCTGTAGATCTTTCTAATGCAGCCATAGCTAAATTATGATTTCTATTTGCATCATTCTCAGAAGATGTATTTACCCAAGATGCTTCATCTCTCCATTGTTGCCATGCAGCAGATATAGCCCAGTTAGATAAATTTAATAAGTTCTGAGCATTAGCTTGATTAGCAGCATTAGTAGCAGCTGTGTTAGCTGTATTAATTGCTCTTCTCCAAACTACATTTGATTGGTCTATTTCTCTTTGATTGTTTACATTAAATTGTTGTCTTTGACTTTCTAATGTTGCATTAAATTGATTGATAGCAGCTTCTCTAGCAGCATTTGCTTCTGCTACAGCTACTTCATTTTGTGCATTTAATGCAGAAATTTTGTTTTGTTCACTAACCGCATACTGATTCATAGCATCAGTTCTAACAGCATTTTGTTCTGCCATCTGTGCAGACATGCCATCATAAAATTGATTTACTTGATTCTGGCTTGTTGCATTAAATTGCAATGCAGCATTCTGTGCAGCTTGATCAGATAATAAAAAAGATTGTCTTGCATTTAAATTAGCTAAACTTGTTTGTTGTCTATTAGATAAATTAGACACATCCATCTGTAAATATGATTGTGCATTTACAATGTTAGCTTGCTGATTGTTAGCAAGATTTTGGAATATCATTTGCTTATAAGTATCTGCATCTGCTTTAGCAATAGGTACAGCAGCATTCATAATACCTTCAGCTAATGCTTCAGCTGCCATAGAACTAGCACTCATGCCTCTTCTATTCATTGCAGCTTCAGTAGCTTTAGCAGCACCTCTAGCCCATACAGGTAAAGGATTACCTGATTGGATAGCTGTACTTACTTCATTTTGTAAAGATTGTAATTGTCCCTTAACTGTAGCATCAGCAGTAATAGCACCTGTTGCAGCTTGTGCAGGTGCAGTTAAAGTACCTTGTGCAGCCGTAGCTGTAGGGGTAACCCCTGCTACTTGAGCAGCAGTCATTTGTCCTGCAGCCTGTGCAGTAGGTACAGTTGTAGTAGTAGCTGTAGGTACAGTTCCAGTTGTTATAGTTGGTGCAGTTGGAGCAGTAGGTGTAGCAGCAGTTACAGGTGCTTGAACACCTTGTGTAGCCATTAGTTCCCCAGTGCCTAGATTTTGTAACTGTGGAGTTACAACTGTGCCTGTAGGAAGTGTTGGTTGTGCTACTAAGTTTTCAATTAAAGTAACTGCTTTTTGACTTCCTGTTTGCTCTGATTGAGCAGGAGCCAAAGCACCTTTTTGTAATTGCGTATCGTTTGGTGTAGCCATTGTTATCTTCCTTGTCCTTTATATATTTTTACTCCACTATGTCTTCGTTTATGTTTGTTCATAGTACTAGTATTTGGTCTTCTTCCTTGCGAACTTCCTTTTTGTATTGGAACGTGTGCAATATGATCTTTAAACTTCTTAGCCATTATGGTTTAGTTGGCCATGTAACAGCATTAACATCTTCAACAGTTGTTAAGCCATTTGTAATATCTCTTAATGCTTGTCTATAAGTTTCCCATTCAGTTTTATCTGTAATAGGAGAATCTGACATCATAACCCAATCAGATGAAGCTATTAGTGAGTTTCTTCTTTGTCTTAAATCTGCGATTGCTCTATCAAATGCACCCTCTAACCATGCTTGTTCTTCAGCTTGTCTTTGTGCAATTTCTTCTGCTGTCAGTTCTACTTGTATTCCATTTACTAATTTATGTGCCATAATATTCTCCTTATAATTTAATTTATTCCGAATAGCAATATCTCTCCAGCATCTATATTTCCACTAGACATTTGAAATTTAATGTTTGTTAAATCGTTGATGTCATTAATATAGCCACTAGCATAGGCATTAAATTCAGCATCATCATCTCCATAACAACTTGATGTACTTATAAAGTGTTTGACATAGATATTTGATGAAGGATTAAATATTGACATATAACCAGAACCACATTCATCAGCTTGATTACCTAAATCCATTATTTGTTGAAATGATGTGCTTTGTGCTAAATCTTTTCCAGCATTATAACCTAATGATGCTTCGGTATCATTTTCTTTATGTTTAGCTTGAAAAAAAGTTGATGTAATATTTACTCCATAGCTAGAACCATTATCTGTGCTAACTTGAAATGTTAATGCTTGACCATCTACCGAACCATGTATATTCACAAAATAAAACTGATACTCTTTATAATCTCCTAAACTAAATTCTATACTAGCAGATGCACTAGCAGTAGCTTTAGAAATAAATACCATTTCTCCTAAAGAAGATATGCTACCAAATGAAGTTGCGTTTTTTACAGCTTGATTATTTAATTTAACTATAGACATATTATGAATCCTTTATTCCATAAAGTTTTATTGTGCCAGAATCTATGTTTCCACTAGAAAATTTAAACTGAAATCTTGTTAGTGCAGTTATTGTGTTAAAATATCCAGCAACAAAATGATTATGAGACATACCTACTACATCAAGTTGTTGAGAATTTGTTGTGCTTATAAAATGTTTTACAAAAGTTGTATTACTTGGTTCAAATAAATGTAAAGTTCCACTAACACCATTATCATTATCAGCAGAAACATTAGTTTGAAGATTTTGAAATGATGTTCCTTGTGCTTGATCAAATGCAGAAAAATAACTTAATCCTGTTTCACTTCCATCTTCTTTGTGATTTGCAGTAAACACAGTTGAGGTAATAGTTTGATTATAGTTTGTATTTGTTCCTGTATCACTTTGAAAAGTAAATTCTGCACCATTTGTAGCTGGGTGGATATTAATAAACTCAAACTTATAAATAGGATATGTGCTATCTATTCCAGTTGTAAATGATATTGATGCTGAACCACTTGCAGTTTGCTCTGAGATAGGTACTAAACTTCCACTTGCTAATTGACCAGCAGTAGAGATTGTACTTATACTATTGTTGTTATATTTAACTAATCCCATATAATTTTATTACTCCACTATCTATGTTGCCTGATGACATTTGGAATCTTACAGCATTAATACTGCTGGTAGTGTTTCCATACCCAGCCATTCTAGGATTAACACTTATATCTGCTCTATCATATTGATTAGTTGTTGATATAAAATGTTTGACAAAAGTTGTGCTACTTGGATTAAATAAAAATAGTTCACCACTTGCTGATTGATCGTTATCATTTCCTACATTATTAGATAATGGTTGGTCAGAAGTTGATTGAGCCAAGTCTAATCCTGTTACATATTCTAAAATTCCATAAGCACCACCTTCTCCATGATAAGCATAAAAATAAGTTGTTGTTTTTGTTACATTATAATTTGAACCACCATCTGTGCTTAGATTAAATTGAAATGATACATTATCTGTTGCTGGGTGTATATTATAAAACTTAAACACATAAGAATCATAAGTAGAATCAATACCAGATGTAAAAGATATTGTAGCTGAACTTGATGCAGTTTGCTCTTGGATTAAAGTCATAGCACCACCAGTAATAGATGCTGGTAATGTTGTTATTGCTGATAAGGAATTATTGTTAGCAAAGTTTAGAGCCATTTAAACTCCTATCAATGCTTTTACTTCTTCTTCGGTTAAACCTAAGTCTAAAAGTTTTTGTTTGCCAGATGCTTTTTTATCTATTGCTGCTTGTTCAGCATCTTTTAATTCTTGTAT